CGCTGCAACGCCTGCGGCTGTCATTAGTAATGCCCCGACATCTAATTTGAGTTTGGTTGTTACTGGAGAACGGTTTTTGTTCGCTTTGGGGGCAGGTGGCAATCCGCGGAAAGTTCAGTGGTGTGACAAAGAGGACAACACATCATGGACTCCCGCGGCGACTAATGAAGCCGGTGATTTTGAGCTGTCCACAAACGGCGAGATTCTTAGCGGTCATCGATTGCGTGGCAAGACGTTAATCCTAACCACGACCGATGCTCACACGGCGTCTTATATCGGACCGCAACTTGTATTTCAGTTTGAGCGCGTAGGCACATCATGCGGTGCGATATCGCGTCATGCGTGCGTCCCTAACATGGAAGGCGCGTTTTGGATGGGGTCAAAAGGGTTCTTTATGTTCAACGGCTCGTCGGTGCAGGAAATGCAGTGTGACGTGCTTGATTACGTGTTCAATGACATCAACACGGCGCAGCGGTCTAAAGTGTTTGCCATGAACAACTCGCAGTTTGGTGAGGCGTGGTGGTTCTACCCTTCAGGTACGTCTAACGAAAACGACCGATACGTGATTTACAACTACAAAGAGAATTACTGGAACATTGGGCAATTAGACCGCACCACTGGTTTTGACGCGGGCGTGTTTAGAAATCCAATTATGTTTGACTCTACCGGCAAGTTTTACAATCACGAAACGGGCTACTCACACGATGACGTGGCACCGCACGCAGAGTCTGGCCCTATTCTTTTTGGGTCGTCGGTCGTGAAAGTAAACGAAATCATCCCGGACGAAAAAACGCAGGGAGAAGCAACGCTGACCTTCAAAACTCGCTTTTATCCGAATGACACAGAAAGCACGCACGGCCCTTACACGATGTCTAACCCGATTAGCGCTCGATTCTCAGGCCGGCAGTTACGTTTAAGGGTTAACGGTACGGAATACAACAACTGGCGGTTTGGCGTTCCTAGATTAAATGTGATCCCCGGAGGTAATCGGTGAGCTTAGCGCCGCCGCCTCTTGGCCCTGAGTGGAAGAGCTGGGGCGAACGCCTTGTCGAGTATTTAAACAGGGTGCGGTCAAAGCTTGTTTTTAAGCAAACCGCAGACAGCGCAAGCGAAGACGGTATCTTGCTTTATGACAACGTCAACGGGTATCCGGTGGTATCTGTTGGTGGTGAGTTCAAGCAGATTGTCTTAGCTGATGGGCACGGCGATTTTATTATTACCTCTGACTACGCTTACGCGGCAGCTAATACGACGTATACATTAAGTTACACGGCTGACAGCAATAACGCTGGTTTACCTGTTAGTGGCTCGCAAATTACTTTTAGTGAGGCCGGGTACTACCTTGTTAGCTTTTCGGCGCAGATTTACTCAAGCTCGGCAAGCACGGTTGAGTTTGCTTTCTGGCCTAAGATGAATGGCACAAACCTCACCGGAAGTACGATTAGGGCGGCGTTACACGGCAATGCAGAGACAACGGTAGTTAGCCGGGCGGTGATTTTGCACGCTAATGCGAATGACTACTTAGAGGTCGCTACGGCCTGTGACAGCACCAGCGGCTCTCTGAAGGCTTTTGCGGCTAGTGGTATATCTGACGAGCCTGCAGCGCCTGCGACGACTCTGACGATAATTAGAGTGTTTAGGTGATATAATTGACGACTATTGTTGAGGAAATGCTTCGATGCAAGCCGTGGCTAGAGGCTGCTATAGAAAGAGCCGGTGGCACGCACACGTTAAGTGACGTAGTGCAGTCAGTAGTTGAGGGAAAAATGCAGTTCTGGCCGGCGCCACGTGGATGCGCGGTTACTGAAATCATCAAGTACCCGCAGAAGAAGGTGTTACATATTTTTCTAGCGGGCGGCGAGATGGATCAAATTTTGGATATGGACAGCTCCGCGGTGGAGTTTGCCAAAATGAACGGCTGTACAGGGATGAGCATCGCCGGTCGTAGAGGCTGGAAGCGGGTTTTAAAAGACAAAGGTTACGAAGAGACCTTCACGGTTTTAGGAAAGGATATCTAATATGTCAGGTGGAAAAGGCGGTAGTCAGACAACGCAGGTCGAGATACCAGAGTTTATTGAAGGCCCAGCTCGGCGCAATCTACAGCGTGCCGAGCAACTTGCTAAGGTTGGTTATATGCCTTACTACGGCCCCGAGGTTGCGGCCTTTACGCCGATGCAAACTCAGGCCATGCAATCCACAGCAGATGCCGCTGCGATGTTTGGTCTAGCACCGCAGATGGACGTAACAGCGGGTATGCCACAGGCGCAAGACTTTGGCGGTATCCAAGGCTACGGGTCTAGTGGATTATTCCAACAAGCGTTGGCTGATCTTGCATCTCAACAACCGGCGCAGTCTCAAGCGTTCCAAAACCTCTTTATTGGCCCTAACACATCGGGGCTTCTAGGTCAGACAACCCAACCATCAGGGCCACCTGCCGGCGCATTGCCTCCGGGCGGCTACCCTAACAACCCATACAGCGGGGGTTATTAATCATGGCAGCTCCAGCAGCAGGTGGTGGCACGGCAGTACCAGCAACAGGCGCGGCTCCAGCAGGCGCGGCAACTGGGCCAAACGTATTCCAACAGGCACAGCAAGGCCAGACAGCGGCAATGATGGGCACAGCCGCGGGTATGGGTTACCAGCCTCAGCAAGTGCAAGCAGGACAGATCGCTGGTACTGATTTAAGCGCCTACTTCAATCCTTTTGAGCAAACTGTAGTTCAGCAATCGCTAAGTGATATAGAGCAGGCTCGGCAGATGCAAGCCAATCAATTAGCCTCTCAAGCTCAAAGAGCTGGCGCTTTTGGTGGCTCTCGGTCAGCGATTCTAGAATCTCAGGCTAACGAAGCGGCCATGCAACAGGCGGCTCGTACTGCGGCAAACCTTCGATTAGGAGGCTTTCAACAAGCACAGCAGATGGCTGGTCAGGATATTGGTCGCCAAATGCAAGCGGCACTAGCTAACCAACAAGCAGGTCTCGCGGGAGCCGGTCAACGACTGGCCGCGGCAGGTCAGTTAGGCGGCTTGGCACAGCAATCGTTTGGCATGGGTCGCACGCTACAGCAAGACCTTGCACAGCAGGGCGCTTTGCAACAGATGCTTAACCAGCAGATCTTCGACAGAGCGCGTGAGCAGTTCCAAGGTTACACGTCATTCCCTGAGCGATCTCTTGGCTTTTTGGCGTCTGCGCTGGGTGCGGCGCCTGTACCACAGACTCAGACGACTAGCCGTCAGCCCGGGCTGTTTGATTACCTATCGTTGTTCGGCGGATAGAGGGGTAGTAATTATGGTTGATACTGGGTCAAGTCCGGCGCCACAAGGCGGAGGTTTAAGTTTTTTCGACAAGCTGAGCGAGGAAGATAAAAAGCGCCTCATGATGCTGGGAAAGGTGGGCCAAAATGCTGCGGCATATGGCGCGCAACCAATGAATATGCAAATGATGCCAATTCAACGCGGTGGTGGTCTGCTAGGCATGATACTTGCCCCGCAAATGCAGGCAGGTCAAGGTGGCGGTATGAATTACGGTGGCGCTGGTGAAGATGACAAAACGGGCATCGAAAAGTTCATGGGCTTGCTAGAGCGACTCGCAACTGCGGGAGTAATCGGATGACACCTGAACAGCTAAGGATGGAACAAGAAGAGCGCAAGATGATTGCGCAAATGGAGTTGTTGCGACGATCAAGGACTCCAGAGGCTCTAGCGACTCAAGAAAGGTTCCGAGTTGCTCGCCAGCAAGCCATGCAACCTGCTCAAGCTGTCGGGCCTGCACCCGGCTCTCGGCCACCTAACCCGTTTCTAAGCGGTTTGTCACAGCTAGGACGTCGAGCACTAGACGTTATGCAAGACCCAGCGGCACGTGCTCGATTAGCCGCAGGTCTTCAGTCAATGACTGTTAATCCCAACCAGCAGCTCATTCAGGGGCAGTTACAGCGAGCACGAGATATACAAACATCACGTCAGGTTGCACAGCAAGAAAATCAGGCCGTTCGGCAGGCAAACATGACCGCTCAGTATTTGCGCACTATAGGGCGCGATAATTTAGCTAACTTAATTGAAGCTAACCCAAGCATGGCTACCGAGGTTCTGTCGCAACTGTTTACAGCTAAAGACACCTTTGCCACCAAAGGTTTTGCACCACAAATTGATCCGCAAACAGGTCAAATGTTTGGCGTGCAATATGACCCTAACACTGGCAAATACACCCGCGTAGATATCAAAGATGCGATTGGGGAAACGCCAGCGCAAATTTTGGAACGAGAAACTTTAACAGAGCTTGAAAGAGCAGATTTAGAGCGCGCAATGCAAGCCGGCCAAGATGCGTTTGTCGCTGCTGAAAGAGCTACCGGCACAATAGACACTCTTACAAGAGCACTCAGCGCTCTCGGTGAAGGCGCCGAATCAGGAGTTGTGGCTAATTTATTGCCATCATTTAACCGAGCGACTACAGAGTTGCGTCAAGCGGCTACTGAGATGGGTATTGACCTAATTCAAAGCGCCACCTTCGGCGCCTTGAGTGAGTCAGAATTAAAGCTTGCTCTATCTAGCACTATCGACTTGAGTCTGCCGGGGCCAGAGTTGCGCGAACTTTTAGAAAACAAAATACGAGTGCAACAAATACTGCGCGACGAGTTGATGAAAAAAGCGCGTGAATTGAGCGCCGGTAAAGTCAAATACAGCGATTTCATCCAGCGGTATGAAATTAAGGGTGGCGTCGAGCCTGCTAAAGTAACAGTAGTCAGACCAGAGGATTTGTAATGATCATCAGATACGGGCCTGACGGCGGTGAATATCAATTCCCAGAGGGAACAACTGAAGAGCAAATCCAAGGATATTTTGCTAAAAAGTTTCCTGTGCAGCCTGTTGCGCCCGTTGAAACACAAAAAGCTCGTTCGTTTGCTCAGGGGCTGACGTTTGGTTTTGGTGAAGAAATTGAGGCCGCGGCCACAGCTGCACTAAATGCCGTTGGACTGAGGAAAGACGACAGAGGCTACACCGAAATACGTGATGAGCTTCGACAAAAACTTGCTGACTACCAAAAGGAATATCCCGGCGCCGCGATTAGCGCGGAGTTAGCAGGCGCAATTATTCCCGGAATTCTAACTATGGGTTCTGGATTCGTCGCAAGTGCGGGTGCGACAGGAGCCCGTATGGCTCCAAGCGCAACAAGGATGGCAGCAATTGGTGCTGGTGAGGGCGGTCTTGCTGCGGCAGGGTACAGCGAGCGAGAAGGATTGAGAAGGTTGCAAGACGTGCCGGGTGGCGCAATAACTGGTGCGGTCGTAAGTGGAGCCCTTGGGAAAGCTGGTGAAGGCTTCAAGCTGTTTGCTTCTCGTGCGCTAGGAGAAAGGCCGGCAACACGAGTGCAAGCGGAGTTGCAGAGACTTGCTGATGCAACAGGCAAAAGCACAGATGAAATAGTAGCTGACCTTATGGAAGGTCGCCTTATGTCAGAAAACCGCACTCTGATGGCTACTATTAGAGCCTACAAGTCACAGCTTGGAGAGGCAGGTGCTGAAATCACTGAGAGACTGCCGCAGCGTGCCGCGGAGACGCGAGAGACTGCTGTTGCTGGCTTACAAGCTGGATTAACTCCGCGAATCACCGACCGGAATGTTATGCGTGCTATGCAGGCATCTGATGACGAGTTGCTCGATTTAGAGCGTGAGGGATACCGTGCGGCATTCGACACGGTGCCAGAGGTGACTCCAGAGATAGCAGAAAACCTGCAAGGCATACTACAACGCTTCGGGCCTGCTAGGTCTGAGGTTCAACAGATTTACGCAGAAAGCGATAAGCTTGTGCCGCTGTTTAGAGAGGACGAGGCCGGGGCAATTGTTCTTACTAGAATGCCTACGCTAGAAGACGCTGAAATCATTCGCAGGGCTTTGCGAGACGAGGCTAGTGGTCTCTATCAGGCAGGTAAAGGCACGCGCGCGGAGGGATTTGCAACAGCAGAAAGCTCTTTAAAAGCCCAACTAGACGAAAGCTACACTGGTCTTGAGCAGGTTCGCAACCTAGCAAGAACACGTCGTCTTGTAAGGGATCAGTTTGAGGAGGGCAGAAGGGCGTTGAGTCAAGACGCTGACGAGGTAGAAATTTTATTTAGCCGACTACAAGAATCTTCACCTGAGGCGGCAGAGGCTTACCGAGCTGGCGTTATGGCAGCAATCAACAATAGGCTCCGCAGGTCTCCGCAACTCATGGGTAGGCTTGCAGACCCTGACAGACAAGAAGGCGCTATTTTGCGTGCAGTATTCCCAGAAGACCAAGTTGAAGACGTAGCGCGCCGCTTAGAGATTGCTGGTCGAGCAAAAGAGACGGAGCAACAAGTATTGTTTGGCAGCCAAACAGCGCCACAGCAGGCGGCAGAGGCTCAAATAGGATCACGCACGTCAGCAGAAGATATCTTGCGTATGTCGCAAGGCGATATTTTTGCGATGACGCAACAAGTTGGCAGAATGATCGCACAAGCTACGCCACAGTTAAGTGACGCAGAGCGCATGAGAGTCGTTAATGTCCTTATGTCTGAAGACCCAGAGTTAGTGCGCAGAGCGCTAACAGACAGGGACGCGCTCGGTAAGCTATACGACAGAACGGCTATGGTTTTGAATGCGCTCGGATATGCAGGCCGGGGTGCCGCAGTACAGCAGATAGCGCCAGAAATTGGCCGGCCTACAGGCGGTTTACTTAACTTCGGAGGGCAGCAATGAGCCTTAAACCAATGACAGACCTAGAGATTGAAGGCATTGTCCGAGACGCTGTTAGTGACGCTGTTGATTTCTGCGAGTCTGAAATAGCCGAAGACCGCATTAAGGCTCAGAGATACTTCGATGGCGAGGTCGATATCGGTGAGGAAGACGGTCGATCTAAGGTAGTCGCTACGAAGGTTCGGGATACCATCCGGGCTATCAAGCCGTCTCTTATGCGGGTCTTTCTAAACACTGACAAGCCTGTTGAGTACGTTCCACGTGGAACAGAAGACGTCGTCATGGCCGAGCAGGCCACAAAGTATATGCACTACCAGTTTAACGAGCTAAACGGCTACAGGGTGCTAAATGATGCGTTCCACGATGCGTTGGTCAAGAAGGTCGGTGTCGTCAAGGTTTACTGGGACACTTACCAAGAGCAAGAGGTTTATGACTTCCAAGATCTTAACGATATGGAGTTCACGCTTCTCGTTAATGAGGATGACGTTGAGGTTATCAAGCACACTACTAAGATGGTCATGGAGCTTGATGAGTTCGGCATGGAGATGGAGGCGCCCCGTCATGACCTTAAGCTGGCTCGCACTGTCGAGCGCGGCAAGATGTGTATTGAAAGCGTGCCACCGGAAGAGTTTTTCATTGATCGCAACTCGCGTTCTATCGATGACTATTACTGTGTTGCTCATCGTACCGAGATGCGTGTTGGCGATCTCGTGGCTATGGGTTATGACTACGAAGACGTCAAGGATCTAGGCGGTTTAGAGCACTCTGACACCTTCTCTGAGGTCGAAGAGTACGAGCGCCGAGGGTATGAGTCTGACTACTCAGAAGAGGACATTAAAGACCCCTCTATGAGGCTTGTGGCTGTAACTGAGGCGTACATGAAGATTGACGTCAGCGGTACTGGCGTTGCTCAAATGCACAAGATTCTAATGGGCGGTAACCAGTACAAGCTTTTGGATTACGAGCCATGCTCTCACCTGCCCTTTGCGGTGTTTGAGGTTGATCCAGAGCCGCACACGTTTTATGGCCGGTCAGTTGCTGATCTTATTTTGAATGATCAAGACGCTGCCACTGCGATGCTCCGCGGTGTTCTCGATAATGTCGCACTAACAAACAACCCCAGAATTGAGATTGTAGACGGTGCGGTTAATGTCGATGACATTCTAAACAACGAGATTGGCGGTGTTATCCGGGTGAAGCAGGCCGGCGCCGTACAAGCTCAGTCGGTGCCTTTTGTAGCGGGTCAGACGCTTTCTGCTCTGCAATACTTTGACCAGCAGGTAGAAGACAAGACGGGCGTCACCAAGGCGTCTACAGGGCTATCCCCTGACAGCCTACAGGCCACTACCGCAACTGCCGTACAGGCCACTGTGCAGGCTCAGGCGGCACAGATAGAGGTCATGGCTCGCAACCTTGCGGAAGGCGGTATGCGCCAGATGTTCAAGCTCATGCTTCAGTGTATGGTGCAGAATGTTGATGAAGAGCAGATGATGCGCTTCCAAGGTCAAGGTTACACCCCTGTTGATCCGCGGTCATGGAATTCCACAATGGATGTATCCATTAACGTAGGTCTGGGAACCGGGCGCGAAGATCAAAAGATTGCGGTCTTAAATCAGACGCTACAAACGCAGATACAGATATTCCAGACGTATGGCCCGGGTAACGGCATGGTGACTTTGACTAACATCAGAAACACCTTGTCTGACATCTTGGCAATCAACGGAGTTAGAAACTCTGACCGCTACTTTATGCCGATGAACCCACAGCTTGAACAGCAGATGATGATGCAACAGCAAGCACAACAGGGTCAGCAACAACAAGATCCAAATGCGGCCTACTTGCAGGCAGAGCAGATTAAGGCTCAGGCCAAGATGCAAACGGATCAGTTAAAATTGCAACTAGAAGCTCAGAAGGCTATCGCTGAGGATGACCGTAAGCGAGACGAGATGGATCAAGACCTCTTGATTTCTGCCGCGGAGATCATAGGTAAGTATGGTACTGCGGTCGATGTAGAGAGGATTAAGCAATTGCAGAACGAGCCACGTTACCCACAAGCACAGCCAGCTCAGGCCGCGGTCGGTAGCACGTTTTGAACATAAAGGATCGAGCGGCACACGTTAAGAGACTCAAGCAAGACGAGGCTTTCAACGTGATACTGACAGAGATTAGAGAGGACGCAGCCAACGTCTTCTTAAACCCGCACTCTTCGTATGAAGACCGGGAAGAGGCTCATCACATAGTGAGGGCGTTAGCGAAGATCGAGGATCGCATGGCAGTCATTCTTACGGATGAGGCGATGTTCGACAAACAGCAACAGCGAGGATCAGCACCGTGGAAACGACTGATGAAGTGACATTCGATGGCAGCATCGAATCGGCTATAGGCCAATTGATACAACCCGAAGAGCAACCTGAAGAGGCCGTAGAGGTCGAAGAGGACTTTGAGGAAGAAGATCAAGAGGCTGAAGAGCCAGAGCAGGATGACGAGGTAGAGGACTACGAAGAGGACGCTGAGGAAGAAGCCGATTCTGAGGAACCCGAGACTTTTTCCGTCAAGGTAGACGGCATAGAGCAACGGGTCACCCTAGAGGATCTCAAGCGAGGATACAGCGGTCAGCAATATGTCCAGCAGGGAATGCAGCAGGTTGCCGAGATGCGAAAGCAGTTTGAGCAGATTGCCGGTGATTTCCTGAATGAGCGCGAGCAAGCGAAAGCTATTTTTGCCCAAGTGCAGAATATGCAAATACCGTCAGCCCCTGTACCGCCAAACGTAGAATTGGCTGAGACTGACCCGTTCCGGTACTCAGCAGAAAAGGCCAAGTACGATGTGGCGGCTAATGAATATCAGCAGAAAATAGCTGAGATTCAGCAGGCGCTAGCAGGCAACTCTGAAGCAGAGCAGCAGGCTAGAAACGCTTATTTACAGAGAGAAATGGAGACGTTGAGGCAGGTTATTCCTGACTTCGCAGATCCCGAGAAGGCCACTAACCTTCGCAACAATATGCTATCGGTAAGCCAAGAGGTCTACGGGTTCGACCCGCAAGAGATCGCGGCAGTGACTGATCACCGTGTACTCCGGGTACTGCACGATGCCATCCAGTTTAGGGCGGCACAAGGCGGCAAGGAACAGGCGATCAAGAAAGCCAAGGCTAAACCTAAGCGTACTGTTAAACCGGGTGCTAAGAAGACAGCGTCAAACCAAAACTCTCAAAGACAAGCTAGATCGAAACTTAAACGCTCAGGAAGCATCCAAGATGCGATGAGCTTAATCCTTAATGAGAGGTAATTAACATGGCACAGAAGTCAAACACCTTTGACTCTTACGACGCTAACGGCATCCGTGAGTCACTTGAGGACGTCATCTACGACGTATCTCCCGAAGAAACCCCTTTCTACTCTAAGTGTGGCAAGGCAAAAGCAACCAACACTCTGCACGAGTGGCAGACAGACGCGCTTCGCTCTTCAGCAGCCAACGCGCACATTGAAGGTGACGAGACCACTGGTGAGGCGCGCACTGCGACTACTCGCCGCGGTAACTACACTCAGATCTTCAAGAACGCTGTTGTTATTCCTGACACAGACGAGGGTCTGAACAAGGCAGGTCGTGCTGCGGAGATGGCCTACCAGACTTTGAAGGTAGCCAAGGAGCAGAAGCTGGATATCGAGAAGGCTCTTTTCGACAACAACGCGCGTGTAGCTGGTAACTCAACCACAGCTCGTGAGCTGGCTGGTGCGCCTACTTGGCTGACTAGCAACACCTCATCAGGCACTTCTGGTTCTGATGCGACTGGTGACGGCTCTGACGCTCGTACAGATGGTACTCAGCGCGCCTTTACTCAGACTCTGTTTGACGACGTCATGCAGTCAATCTGGGAGCAAGGCGGCAACCCTGACTCTGTCTACCTGTCAGCGTTCCAGATGAACAAGGCGCTTGGTTTTGTTGGTAACAACAACCAGCGCGCAACAGTGAACGGCGAAGATGGTCGTGTTGTAAACATGACTGACGTCTACGTTACTCCTTGGGGCACTGTCGAGTTCATCCCATCTCGTGAGAACCGTTCACGTGACGTGTTCATCATGCAGGATGACATGTGGGCGGTTGGCGTTCTACGTCCTACCAAGAACGTAGCACTTGCTAAGACTGGTGACGCGACTACTCGTCAGGTAACTACTGAGCTGACTCTTGTTTGTAAGAACGAAGCAGCTTCAGGCATGGTTGCTGACTTGACCACTTCTTAAGATAACGCTCTGGGGGCTTCGGCCCCCTTTTTTCAGGAGTTAGTATGTACAAGGTAGTAGTTAGCAGCTTGTTCATTGACGGTAAGAAATACATCCGCGGTGACTTGCTTGATATAACAGACGAGCAGGCCATCCCGCACGGTACTCGTGTAGAGTTTGTTGCAGAGCCACCGAAGCCAAAGCGCGCACCTCGCAAGAAGAAGGTGGTTGAAAGTGAAGATTAAAGAGAAGTTTCACAACAACCACGACGGCACTTTTGTTATTGAGAAAGAGTATGACAACACCCCGTGCTTAGACCGCACGGCCATGCTCAGATCGATGGGCGCCGGCAAGCTTCCTGAGTCTTGGTGTGTGGCCTCTATCCCCGATCATTTGATCGCGCAGTGGATGAAAGAGGAAAACATAGATTGGCAAGACTCTGAGGGTCGAAAGCGTATGCTGATCCGCAAGGTAAACGACCCGGATTTTAAAAATTTCCGAATAGTTGGTGGACGGGTGTAGTCATGGACGAGCAGGCGGTACGTCTCAACAGGATTGAAACCAAGCTGGATAAGTTGGCCGAAGCAATGACTTTAATTGCTAGAGTTGACGAAAAGCTAACGGCGGGTGCGGCTCGCATTGATCGACTTGAGTATCGTTTGGACGAGCAGGAGACAGACCTTGACAAGGTAAAAGGGATCGTTGGGTATAACTCTCAGTCCGTGAAGGTTGCCGAGCGTTTTGTTTGGATTTTAATTAGCTCGATTGTTGGCCTTGTTATGTATGGATATCGTGGCTAATGGTGCAAGTCAACGAAAGCACTGACGTAACAATACCGATTCGTAATTTGATTGCGATGGTAATGGCTACGTCTATTGCTACGATGGCTTACTTTGGCATTCAAGAACGATTGAACAAGCTAGAGCACCTGCTAGATAAGTCTCAGATGGAGATCGAGCGAAACACTGAGTTTCGCATCTTGTGGCCTCGCGGTGAGCTTGGCTCATTACCTGATGACGCCCGGCAAGACATGATGATCGAAGGCGTTCAGATGGATATGCAAGATCTCAGAGCGATACAGAAAGACGTACATGACTTAACCATTCGCATTGGCACAATGGAGTCATTGTATGCTCAGGAGCCAGAATGATTGAACAACTGATAGCGCCTGTATCTACACTGTTAGACAAGGTCATCCCTGATGCGGATGAGCGTAACCGTCTCGCCCATGAGATCGCCACCTTAGCAGAGAGGCAGTCGCATGAAATCGCTAAAGCTCAGATTGCAGTTAACCAGAAAGAAGCCGGGCATCAGTCAATTTTTATCAGCGGCTGGCGACCTAGCGTGGGCTGGGTTTGCTGCCTTGGTCTCGCTAGTAATTATATCTTTATTCCTGTGGCTAATTTTGTACTCGTCGTTAGTGGTTCTGCTATCGTTATTCCAGCTCTGGATCTTAGTGAAATGATGCCTGTGCTTCTTGGGATGTTGGGTCTTGGTGGTCTAAGAAGCTGGGAGAAAACGAAAGGCGTGGCTCGGTCATGAGGTTCCTGCTGGTAGGTCTATTACTTACTGGCTGTACAACGACTGAAGAGACGCGGATCTGCCTTGACTACAAGTCCATCCCATTAGAACGAGAAAAATGCACACCCTTATACGGCAATATAATCTGCCACAACGTCTTGGATGTTGAGGTTGTTTGTACCCAGTGGATGGAAACCAATGAATTACTTCTCCGACGATGAGCTACGCTGTCAGTGCGGCTGTGATGAGCTAGCCTTTGATGAGGATTTCCGCGACACGCTTAATCAAATACGGGTTGCCTTTGGTAAGCCTATGTTTATTAGTAGCGGGTATCGCTGTCCTAGCCACCCCATAGAAGCCAAGAAGCCAATGCCCGGCACTCATAGCTTAGGGGTAGCCGTGGACGTTGCTGTGTCATACGAAGACGCCTACGAGCTTATAGCAATAGCAATGGCGCATGGCATTAAAAGAATCGGCGTTAACCAAAAAGGCTCTGGCCGATTCATCCACCTCGATAGTTCTACTAAGCACCCTTCCCCGACCGTCTGGTCGTACTAACTACATAACAACAGTTGTTATAAATAACAGAGTATGTTGTAATTTCCCTTGTGCAATAAAGCACTAAGGGAGAAAACCAATGGAAAGACTAAATATAAGCACGGCTCACGAGGTCTATGAATTGATAGATGGTGACTTCGATGCGCTGGAAACCTTACCGCTTGATATGCAGGCTGATTTACTTATTGACTTTGATAGGTGGTCACACGAGTTATTGTCTGAGGCCATGCATCAGTATGACAACAACTCGGCTGAGTGGATCTACTCGTTGTTTAGTGACAACCGGCCAGATGATCCGTTCATCAAGAAGTTGCGCGCTGCTTACTGGCATGACGCCAGAACTTGCATCCAAGAAGCCATCGCGGAAGCGGTCGGCGTTTACTTTAATCCACTAGTTTAGGGGGTCTGATAATGAGTAACTACGATGACGTGATGGAAGAAGGCTGGAAGGATCTTGTTCGTTACCTAAAGAAAGAGTACCGGCGTGGTTTTGAGTGTGGCTACCACGGTCGCTATATGGAGCTTGAGCCACGCACAAGCGATGCCTATGCGCAGGGCTTTGCTCGTGGTTATGAGCTTGCACAGATGGAGTACGCGGCCTCTGCGGCTCCACAACAAGGTTACGAGGACGTGACCTATGAGCAAATGGCAAAGGGAGCTTAGCTATGACAGGTAAAGTAAAAATCCACGGTAAAGAATATAAGACCGTGGCACTTCGAGTCGCAGAGTTTAGGGCGGCACATCCAGACTACACCATTCAAACAGAGCTGATTGAGGCCAATGACGTGCTAGTCATTATGAAGGCCACGATAGCAATCGGTGGCGTAGTTATATCAACAGGACACGCTGAAGAAGTTAGAGCGGCGAGCAAGATCAATAAAACGTCAGCGCTTGAGAATGCAGAGACTAGCGCTGTTGGCCGCGCTTTAGCGTTCTTCTCTTCTAGTTTGGCGGGAACAGAAATCGCGTCTGCTGATGAGTTGATTAATGCTTTGACTCAACAGAATTCTCAAAAAATTCTGATTGAAGAAACTGAACTAGCCCACAAGGCGGCTAAGAACGCAATTGAAGCAAACCAAAGTCTAGAGGCGCACAACGATGCACTTCAGCGTAACTATGCATCGGTCTACTTCATCAAGGAACATCTGGCCTTGCAGAGCTGGGAGGCCGTAGCAGAGGCATGGGGCGAGATCACTAACGACGATAAGAAAGCGTTGTGGCTGGCGCCAAGTAAAGGCGGGATCTTTACGACAGCAGAGCGTAAAGACCTTAAATCAAACGAGTTTAACGAAGCACGCAAACTGATATTAGGAGAAGCGTAATGGAGTATGACAACACAAACCGCGGCGTTCTATTCAAGAATGAGCGCAAAGAAAAAGACACCGATGCCGACTACACCGGCAGCTACACCAATGTGAATGGCGAGGATCACTGGCTGAACGCTTGGTTAGCTAAGGATAAGAATGGCAACACCTATATGCGATTGAGCACAAAGCTCAAGCAAGAGGTTCACGCAAAGGGTATGCAGCAGGCGCGTCAAGCTTTGGCGCCTAAGCCAGATGAAGGCTTTGATACTGACATACCGTTCTAGGTGGAGATTGAGATGAACCAGAACCTTAACAGTCCGGGCTTTAGTTTGACGGCCTTACTTGATCTATGCGGTGACCCGGCAGGCACCGCTATGGCTAAAAAGCTAGAGGTAACGCCTATGACTGTTTACCGCTGGAAGAACAGCGATGATATGTCGCTGACCCGCGCGATCAAACTGGCCGATTACTTCGGCCTTTCATTGCACGACTTTTTAACTTGGGAGAGTAAAAATGAGTCAGACAATTCAAATCTTAAACCACTTGTCGAAGGCGCCTCTGACGGCGATGGAGGCGTTGAATAACTACGGCTGCTTTCGGTTGGCGGCTAGGATTAATGATCTCAGGATGCAGGGTCATCAGATCCATACTGAGGTCACTGTGAGAGATGGCAAGCGGTACGCTACTTATCACTTGCTCAATAAAAAGCCCCTCGATTGAGGGGCTAAGGGAGAAACCACTATGACCGTAACGGTGTTTAGTGGTAGTCTTGACCTCGGCTATGAGAGAAGACTTGGGTAGTATACACCTAGTGTACGTTATGGGACACCCCTGTACGTCTTCGTACTACCCTTGTCTTCCTCTTTTGTCAGAAATTACTGGGCGTTAGGCCGGGGAACCTAAGAACCTCGGAGACGGAGTTGACCCTCTCTATGATGCGCCCCGCTGGTCGAGAGCAGATCAAGCGGATAGATGTCAAGATTCGATACAGTAATCAACGCTCGTCATTATTAACTTATGGATTGTTGTCCGTTAGGACATCAAAAGGGAAAGTGTGGATATGTATTTAATAATTAATGCTGAAACCAAAGAAATTGTTAAGCAATATGATTGTGTTGCAGAAGCAGAGCAACTCAGACTTTGGTGGCCTAATGAACCGTATATCGTGGTTGCTGTTTTAGAGTCGAATCTAAAATGGAAAAAACTGAGGAAGTACCTAAATGATAATTCTTAATGACGGTACATACTTCGAGGTGGACGATGAATACGCTGTCTACCTTCAACAGAGCTACCCCGACTTAGACGTACACCGAGAGCTGTTAGCAATGGCCGCATGGTCTGATGCTAATGCCAGCAAGCGTAAGACTAGGAAGGGCATCAAGCGCTTTGTAACAGCGTGGCTTAACAAGGCAAGCAAAGAAGAGCGCGGTATATCTCCGTTCGCTGCTCAGATACTTCAAACACAGGATCGTGGTAAAATCGGGCTGAAGGCTTGGACATCGGTGGACTGTTTGACCCACGACTTCATGGAATCAGAGGCGTTTCGTCAGCGATGCCTCGCGCAGTATGGTCAGTATATGACGCTGGATGGCCGGAGGGTCGAGGCGTGAGCATATACACAGGAAAGCCGTATAACGCGATGACCATTAAGCCAGACGGCTCCGGGCAGATTGCAGGATGGCAGGCAGAAGCGGCATTCGCGCACGAGCTGTTAGCCAGAAACATTCCATTCTCTTACGTTGGGCCATTGAAAGGCCATTATGATTTTGTCGTTAACGGTAAGAAAGACGTAACCATTGACGTCAAGGCTAAGAAGCGCAACGTACCACCTTGTTCAACGCAAGAGGGTCACGTCACTCTAGATCAGAAAGATTACAGGGTTCAGGGTTATGTGTTTGCCTCTGTGACAAACGATGACGTGTCGTTTATGGGGTGGATGTGGAAATCGCATTTTTGGGATAAAGCCCGGGTAGTTTATAAAGGGCAAGACACAGGTCTTTTTATCGAGAGAGCAGATGCTGGCAAGCTTGAGTACGCGCGTATGGCGCCGATGGACGCTTTATGGGAGGGCTTGAAGAATGTCACAGCGCTGGACAGTCACTAACAAATTCCAAGCCGAGCAGTTCTGTAACTACATCATGGAGCATAGAGACTCAGGCAAGGTCTACGAGATTCTAGAGCCGAAGCTAACGTCACAGCAGATGAAGGCAATACACGCTTATTGTGATGACATAGCACGCGCTTTAGCGGCCTCTGGGCACGATATGCAACAAGTGGTAACCCTTCCTATAGAGCCAACAGGAATCCTTGTTAAAGAGATTATATGGCGTCCTGTGCAAAAGGCCATGTTCGATAAAAAATCAGTAACGCAGCTAAAGATGCACGACGTTGATGACGTGTATCGAGTCATTGCAAAACACCTTGCCGAGACTCGTGACATAGACGTGAGGTTCGGACGGGAGTAGATAATTCTGGGGGGAATTATGGGCAATGTCGCAAGAGCATTCACAGAAGAAGAGGCGCGGCAAATACTAGAAAAGGTCACGCTGACTGAAAAGCAGAAAGAGGCCATTGAGCTGTGTTGGGTGGATAAGATGACCGTTCATCAGATAGCCGAAAAGCTCAACATTGACCGCAAGGCTGTCAGAGATCGCTTGAAAGGCGTTTTAAGAAAAAGCGCATTGCAGGGCTTCTCCCCGCGTCACGACAGGCTAAACGTGATCCCTGAAGGCGAGGTCACCCGCGGTCACTCCATTCTCTACGATGCCGATAACAAGCCCATCATGACGTGGGTAAAGACCCGGGCTGACGCTAACCAACAAATCGAGATGATGCGCGAGATTGTGCAGGCAATGTCTGAAGAGATAGAGCCAGAGGCTCCTGTCCCTGCTCCCGAGGTAAACGCAGACCACCTGCTTAACTGTTTTGTGGTTACCGACTATCACATGGGGATGCTGGCTGACAAAGATGAGGTCGATGCCTCTGGTCAGACAGGCAACGGTGACTGGGATCTCAAGATCGCTGAGGAGACACTAACTAACTGGTTTGCCGAAGCAATACGGATAAGCCCTGATGCCGATACCGCAGTGTATGCCCAGCTAGGTGACTTTGCTCACTATGACTACGAGCCGCTCACACAATCGTCCAAGCATCTTTTAGATAGTGACTCCCGTAATTTTAAGATCGTCCGGGCCACGATCCGGGTGACTCGAAAGATTATTAAGATGCTGCTGGAAAAGCACAAGCACGTCCATGTGAAGTGGTGTGACGCTAACCACGATCCATTTTCTGCTATTTGGATGCGCGAGCTGTTAACGGCGTTATACGAAAACGAACCCCGGGTCTTCATCGATAACACGGCAGACACTTACTACTGCTATGAGTTTGGTAAGACGGCGCTGTTTTTCCATCACGGCCATAAACGCAAGGTAGCTAATGTTGATACGGTGTTTGCTGCTAAGTACCGGGAGGTGTTTGGTAGGACAGAATACGCCTACGCTCACATGGGTCACTATCACTCAATTGATAAGAAAGAGACAAACCTTATGGTCGTTGAGCAACACCGGACGTTAGCCAGTGCCGATGCTTATAGTAGCCGGGGCGGCTGGCTCAGTGGCCGAGAGGCAAATGTCATCACGTACCACAAAGCGTACGGTCAGGTGGCGTATAATACGATTTCCTATAAGATGATTACAGAATGAGGATGGCGATGATACCTATGATGCGAGCACCAGTACCCGGCGGCGGTTCAGCAGTATTTTTAGTAGAGCAGATCGGTGGCGCCATTAGTAACAAACAAAACAACGAGTGGACTGACGTCTTTATCGAGCCATTTATCGGATCGATTACAATAGAGATGGATGTCGATGCATTTTCTGAAATGTGGCTGACAGCCCTTGTAAGCGATGCAGAGGACTTTGATGAGCATGGCAAGGCCATCGATTACGAAGCGCCCTTGCATTAAATGCGGGCGGTTGATGGCGCCTGAGTTTGAGCTGAACAAGCTACGCGGTTGGAGCTGTCAGTGTGGACACTACGACAAGGCGATACTGAGAGAAAGAAGATTTACCAAAGACGATGCCGAAGCCGAAAACCGTAGGTAAGTTAAAACAAGAGGCCGCAACGCTCTTGCAGAAGCTGGTGCGCATGAAGTACGCAGACGACAACGGTATGTGCCAGTGTGTTACGTGCGGCAAGGTGGATCTTTATAAATATATGGACGGCGGTCACTTTGTCAGCCGAAGACATAACGCCACGCTGTTAGTGGAAGAAAATATCCACCCTCAATGCAAAGGCTGCAACAACCATAAGAACGGTAACATTGATAGCTACTCGGTTTTCATGATTGACACCTACGGCTTGGATGCCATGAAGGAGTTGGTTGCCTCAAAGCATCAGCCGCGCAAATTTACTGACACCGAGTTGCTGGAGCTGATTGCTGAGTACAAAAGAAGAATAAAGGAGCAAGAGCGGCGTCTGGCGGGTGTGTGAGACGGCTAACGGGGTGGTAGCACACCCCGCGCCTCGGTACCAACAGGAATTAGAACCGTTCGATAACTATAACACGATATGTAGTATAATGGTCAAGCCTATTTTGGAGGTGACTATGTGTACGACAGTGAAGCGTGCCATGTTCTGTACTCGCAACGGCTACAAGCACATCGAGAACCTAGAGAAAGTCTGTGTTCTTGTTGGGCGACTGAAAGGACTCACCGAGTCTGAGTATCTCGATCTCTGTGCTGTGAGCAAGCTAGAGAATCAGCGAGCGCTTGAACTGGCTAAACACTTTCCCGCCCAATAGCTGAACCGGGAACCCGCAGGGTGAGCCACCCCAGACTACTGCCCCCTAAATTTTAATAAAAACCCTGTAAACCCCTTGCGCAACATAACAGATGTTGTTATCTTAACTGTGTCGGGGATGTCCCGACTTGTCTAAAGGGAGAGACACAATGTTCAACATTTACGAAATCTACACTAAACACCCAGTTACCGGCGAAGGCGGCTGGGAGATCGAATTTATCGTTGCGCTTAATGCCGAAGACGCTGCTACGTTCCCTAACTTTGACGAGGTGATAATGAAAGAAGGCAGCATGAGCGACGACAAGCGCGCTGTGCTTGACTCTGGACTGCCATTAACCGAGGCAGTGTATAAAGCAATTTATGGTGTGGCCGCATAAGCGGCCTTTACTAAGGGAGAAAACACAATGCGTGGAGCATACACAGAAGGCAACGGCAACGAGCAACTTAAATCGGATTTTCTTACGAGGCGATTAAATGCGACATATCGCAAAGACAATCATTTAACAAAGTTTGCCAAGGCGATGGATTGTTATGAAGATGTTTTTGAGACAGGTGGCGCGTGCTACGGTCGCGAGATCAGTCGAATGTTTCCAGAGGCATGGGCAATACTTGATTCCTTTAACAATCGCGACGGCAACCGGGCGCACAACCAGCGCATTGATTGGGATACGGTCGCCGAGACGGTAAACGCTAAGATGGACACAATCATCAGCGATGTTTTCGAGAAGTACACCAAGAAACGCAGTGTGACTCTCGCTAGCGGTTGTTATGAGTTTGTTCGATGAAAACGATTGTTCACGTTAATCAGCACAAGATCCGAGCAAACTTAAAACACGGCACCCGGGAGCCGGCGATCACCGTGAAGGATTACAAAACTAATCGCTACACGAGCAACGCCATCATAAAAGACCACGACGGCAACGAAGTTGCTCGGGTGGTGTACTCACCAGACAAGCCATTGTCGTGCGGCGCTAGAGTCTGGATCGAAACTCAACTGACAGTTGAAACTTAATAATCAGATGGCTGCACAAGCGGCCTTTTTTGTAATGTCTCAAATTGAATTGTTAAGCAGTGATCAAACTAATCTTTCTCATGCAAAGGTTAGAGGCTTCAAGGTTGAACACTGCGATCTTGATTCGGTGAAGCGCTTAATCGAAGCATGGCACTATTCAGGAAGCGTTAATGGCCTCCGCGTTTCGCATTGCTTCCGACTGCTTGGGCACAATCAACTGCTCGGTGGCATGGTTTACGGCGGTCTCGGAATGGCCAATGCTTGGAAGAAGTACGCCGATAAAGAGGAAGACGTGTTAGAGCTTAGGCGTTTAGCTTGCATTGATGACGCCCCAAGAAACTCTGAATCTTTTTTTGTTGGTCGATCATTGCGATGGCTCAAAAAGCATACCAATGTGAAAACAATCGTCAGTTATGCTGATGCCCATTACGGTCATTCAGGGACTATCTACAAGGCCAGCAATTTTTCTTACGCAGGGATGACCGCTAAAAGCAAGGTCATTCAGTACAACGGGCAGTCATATCACGACAAGACAATAAGGACGACTTATAAGGGCAGGCTGAAACCGTTTGCACAAGAGATCAAAGACGCTCTGGATTCTGGCTTAGCCCAGTATGAGGAGCGTGCGCCAAAACACATTTTCATTTATGAGTTTTAAGGGCAGCGAGCAGACCATGACCAATAAAGTAGAAAACTTACAAGGCGGCGCCGTCATGAGCTACACCGAGATCGGCAAACGATTAGGTATATCTCGGCAGCAAGCACAACGGCACGCGCAACGTGGCATTAAGAAACTAAAAAGTAACCCCATACTTAAGGGTTACCTCGATCAACTACCCGAGGAGGTGCGATCATGGGAGAAGTAGTACAAGGCAATTTCCAACCCACGAAGACAGACATGGCGTTTGTAGAGGCCATTGACCACTTAAAGCAGGACGTCCACGCTAGTGTTGAGATGTTTACAGAGCGCGGCAGTGATACAGAAAAGTTCGCGTGGCTGTTTGTGTTTATGTGCTCGATAGAAAATCTCCGCCAGCATGGCGCTGATGTTGATTACCTGCGAGGTCTTATCAACGCTTACGAGAAAGAGCGCGAAGGCATTAAGTGAAAACAGGAGTTCATATGCCGGCTAACTGCTACGTATGTGGTTTTGAAATGATTTGGGGTGGCGATGAAGTTGTGCACGACGAAATGGAAAACTCAGAGATGATCGAATCGAGTTTTAGTTGTGCAGCCTGCAAATCTACGGCGCTTTTCTACCACCGCCACTCTGACAATCTTAAATCGCCGCTTCACTGGGGGGACAATGAAGCTAACACCGAAAGAGCTTGCAGAAGCCAAAAAACTGCATGAGAAGGGCGTTGATACTTGGTCGCTATCACAAGCCTTTAACATCCACTACTCAACCATGCGGCGCTATCTACGCCAGTATGATCTTTATGGAGAGTCCATATTTAGCCCTAACCCGCAATATGTTGAGAAGTCAGACCAATAAACCTACAATATAGGGGTCATTAGCAGTGAGGCGGGGGCTATGCTGCAAGTGGTTAACATCGAGTGGCACCCTATCGAGATAGGGAATATGCCGCAGGAAGAGAAAACCGTGCTGGTCGCATTCGACGATATGACCGTCGAGTCTTGGCCTCTGACTACTAATGACATTATGGACGGTGAGATCCGGGCAGGACACAGCATGGGGCTGTACTGGGCTGACTCAATACCGCACCCAGACGAGGAATGAATGGTGGCAACGACAAGAAGGCACAAGATTCGCGCTGTTAAGGACGAGGAAAACAGGCGCGCGTTAAGTATTAGGGGTAAGGCCGAGTATATCTTTGATTTGATTGATGAAATCGGCGAGCTTGACCCTGAGAACGACCAGCACTTCGCTGTGAAGGTGCAGCAGAAGAAAACGCAGGCAGAACTACGCCTGAAGATGCTGGCAAAGCTATTGCCTGACTTAAAAGCCGTTGATGCCGATCTCACGAGTAGCGATGGTTCCATGACTCCACCTATGGTGATTGAGCTTGTCGCAAAAGGTCTCGATTGAACTACCTCCGAAACTAGCTGACCTATTTACCGGGGAAGCTAGGTATCGTTGCTCCTACGGTGGCCGGGGTTCTGCAAAGACTCGCTCATTCGCATTGATGACCGCGGTATGGGGAATGCGTTGGGGTGTTGCCGGGAAGCAGGGCCAGATCCTATGTGCTCGTGAACACCTCAACTCGTTAGACGAGTCCTCAATGGAAGAGGTCAAGTCTGCTATACGCTCAGTAGACTGCCTCGATAACTACTACGAGATAGGTGAGAAGTACATCCGATCTAGAGATGGCAGGATTACCTATGTCTTCTCTGGCCTTCGCAGGAACCTCGACAGCATTAAGTCTAAGGCAAGAATAATTCTGTGTTGGGTGGACGAGGCAGAGACTGTTACTGAGACCGCGTGGCAGAAACTCATCCCTACAGTACGAGAGGACGACTCCGAGATATGGGTAACGTGGAACCCAGAGTCTAAGCACTCAGCTACTCACCATCGATTCCGGGTAAATGAGCCAGACCAGTGCAAGATCGTCGAGATGAACTGGCGTGACAACCCGTGGTTCCCTGATGTCCTTGAACAAGAGCGACAGGAAGACTTTAAGAAGCGCCCCGACGTTTATGAGCATATATGGGAAGGTGACTTCAGGATCTTCTCAGAGGGCGCCTACTACACGCGAGAGATGGCTAACGCCTTACACGAGGGTCGGATAGATCGTGTCCCCTACGAGCGCTCTGTGGGCGTGGTGACGGCTTGGGACTTAGGTGTAGGTGATTCCACGGCTATTTGGTTTGCGCAGTTCGTAGGCCCAGAGGTTCGGTTGATCGATTACTACGAGAACGCCGGGGTCGGGTTAGACCACTACGCCCGGGTGTTACAAGAGAAGGGCTACATCTACGAGCAGCACATCCTGCCTCATGACGTCCGTGTTCGAGAGCTTGGCAGTGGCCGGTCAAGACTAGAGGTGCTGGATAACCTTCGGGTGACCCCGGTGCAGATTGCGCCTCAGTTAAATGTAGACGACGGCATCCAAGCCGTGAGGTCTATGCTCGATCTTTGTTACTTCGACAAGGACAAGTGTGAGAAGGGCATCGACTGTCTCAGGCAGTACCGGCGGCAGTACAACGAGACCATGCAGGTTTGGGCTGAGAGGCCGTTACACGACTGGACATCACACTGCGCAGACGCTTTTAGATACCTTGCCATCGGGTACAGGAAGACCTCAGACTGGGGCGAGCCTATACGACGTAACCTAAAGGGCATTGTCTGATATAATTGGGAGCTTCACACTGGAGGCTTCATGGCAATAGGCGCACGCTTACGCGGTATTCTTGATGAATTGATCGCTACTGGCTATCCAGAGCAGGTGGCCGAGCGTATTGCTTCTGGTGACCTTCCTATGGACACAGCCTCTCGTATGCAACGAGCTGAGGCTATGGGCTTCGATCCTACCGACG